GGACTTCGGACTCATTGTCGCCTGTGAATTGCACAGCATTAAAGGTGTCTGCTTCTTTCAGCACGTAGCGTTTAATCACCTTTCACCTCCCAACTCTGGCATTCATAAAACCGTTCAGTCATTTCGCCTTCAATTTCGCCCTCACCGCTGCACACAAAGCGAGGGTCAGGGTGTCACCATAAGAGGAATCAAGGTTTATCATTACACAGCTAAACAGGGGGTCTTCGGGGACAGGGAAAATTATGGCTCGCAGTGAGCCCCCCAACAATTCCCTCAGCATCTTCTCGGTTGCCCCGCAGGGGAGTAGATAGAGATTGCTTGCCCTTATCTCATCAGCGGCATCTTCCCTCCCTATTATGCCATATGTAATACTATGGAAATCTGATACAAGTATGCAGACTTTGTCCTCCTCGACAATTCGGTCGTAATAGCTTAGGTGCTGCCCAGGTTTCGGCCACCCATCCGGCCAGCCAAAATCATCTATGAGTCTTTTCAGAGCCTCCCGCTCCTGAGCGTAAAGCTCCGCCGCAGCGTCATGCTGAGTAACGGCTTTTTTGCTACCTTCAAAATCAGACATAGGCTCCCCTTTCTGCAACGCCTCACGGCGCAACACAGAGCGGCTATCAGGGGCCTCATCTGCCCCTGTTCCATACCTAAGAAAGGGTCGGCGTCGATCCAAATCGTTATCTGCAATCATTTTCTCTTTTATCTCCGTTCTCATTAACAGGCACAAGCTCATATAGACCGCTGCCCTTTTTAGGGTGGGTTAATATCCTTTCGGCACCAATTATATCCTCCAAGGTGGCAGGTTTTATCCTACCTAACCACCGCCCCTCTGCGTCATTACCATAAACAAACCCATATTTGTCCATGACCAAATATTTCCGTTCCTTCCTTGCCATCATTCCTCCCATTACATGAAGCACAGTTCATTTCTTATATTCTTCATTCACACAATCTCGCGCATTGAGCTTCGCCTTGGCCGCTTGCTCGGCCTGTTGAATGATGGACAGCATCTCTCGCGCAAGAGCCTTCCAAACTATCTAAAGACTGCCACCAACCTTGCAATCTGCTATCTCCTTCATTTCCGCAGCCATGTCTCAGCTTCCGCAAGAATATTGAGAACATTCTCTCCATTCATCATTTCAGCACTCCTCCCTGACGCTGGTTATCCCCCGTTTTATGCTAACCTTGAACACCTTGTCCGCTTCCTCCATCAGCTCTTCCAGATGGGTCACCATGATAATCTGCAATCCCAGCTCCGATGAAATCTGCTTCAACATCTGGCTTGCCCTCGGCAGCAGGCCGGTGCTGAGATTCTTGAATGGCTCATCCATCACTAAAACAGACCGGGACTTGGGCCGCTGCATCGACCACGATGCCACCCGCAGGGCAAAGGACGCCACGTCCACCGCTCCGCCGCCGGAAGCATCCATCGGGTTGACCTTCTCCCCATCCCGCTCGAAGTGCAGATCACACTCGGTCTTGTTGCGACGCTGAACGAACTCTGTCACCAGCTTGTATGGGTTGTCAAAGACCGCCTCCAACGCCAACGACGTGATGTCACTGATGTGGAAGCAAAGCTGCTCCTGCGTTTTCTGCCCCACGTGCCGGATTATTTCCCGCGCCTGGTCGTGATGACAAAGGTCTCGACTTTTCTCTCGAAGAGACTGCTTGGTGGTGGTTATGTTCTGCACTATCTGCGCCTTGCGCCCTTTCAGTTGCTCAACACTGCGCCTAAGAGTTTGGATGTCGGACATATCGTCTCCCCGCAACTGCGATAGCTGCTTCCATTAAACCTTCGTTACGACTACCATCGAAGTTCCATCCTCCCATACACACATTATGCCGCCACCGCCGATTACCAAAGTGTGTGATTTCCAACAAATCATTCCCCATCCAATCCTCAATTCGGCCACGAAGATGAAGAGTGAGTATAGGAACAAACGTTTTGACGTTCCATTTAATTTCTCCATCTCCGTTCCAATCTGAAATCTTCTCCTCAAGCGGAATCAACTCCCACCACTCGCCGACCAAAATTTGAAGCTCCTCAGACATTTAGATAGTTCTCCTCTATTTCCTGGAGACCTTTCTTGATTTTTTTGTCCAGCTTGTCCGCCTCCGCCTGCATGTCGGCCAACTTCTCAGCAGCCCCATCCAGCGAAAAGCACGCCCATTCCTCCTCCAGTTCCTTCATCAGATAAGCTCGCTGACCGGTCAGCTCAGACACCTTGGATTTGGCAGTGGTGATGCGTTTCTTCATTTCCAGCAAATCCTTTTCGTTCATGTTTCAACTCCTTTCCTGAAACTCCATATTTATCCGTTGCAAATCTTCCCCGCCATAAAGCTCAGAGCGGTCTTCATCATCTGAGTTTAGATGCTCCAACCGCTCTTCCAGAATTTGCCTCACTGCCTCATCCACTTTATAGGGTTTATGAATGTCTGCCACCACTCGTTTCAATGCCATTTCCACATGCGGTCGACGAAACTTTGCGTCATACAGAGCAGCATACCAACCTGTGCAATCCTGCTCCACCACTCTGATTTTATGCCCCGGAAACATCTGGACAGGTGCGGGGACGAGAACGACCAGCTGCTTCATCTCTTTCAGTTCCCAAAGCATGCCCTCGGCTTCTTCCGCCAACTCCTTCTGGCTGAATTTGCTCTTGAATCGAAAGGGCAGAAAGGATTGATGACGGCCGTCGATGCAGAGAAGACGACGAAGCAGATGTGTGTGGGTCTCACCAGGCATTTTGAGAGCGGTCAAGTAATTGTGAAGATTCTTGTCTATGTTTATATGCACCTTCTGCATTCCCATAACAAAACTCCTTACTCAACCCTATAGTTTTGGCCTAAAACAAGGTGATTTAGGGGCTATCCCTGCCCGCTTTGGGTTTGTTCCAAAGCGGAATTCATGCAAAGAGCACTTCTCATCACCACAATTCCTAACTGCCTTGTAAGAACCGCTTTGGCACATCAGGCAGTTCTTGCGGAGAATCTTCACCGAGGGGCGCGCCCGTTTCATCCGGTATGGATGAAGAAAACAATTCGCCGCTTCACACTTTCTTATCTCGGAGTATTGATTGCTGGCACACCGCAAGCAATATTTCCTAACAGCTTGTCCTGGTGTCACTTGCCTTCCCTGCGGTAGATTTCAGTATATTTGCCATCCCGGAGTGAGTAAACAACCGTTAAGTCCCCTTCAACACCTTTACCTGGATTATCTTTCGCCTCAGCCAAGGCTTCTTTTTTGGTTGGAAGGAATACCATGTCTGAGTCCCCGTCCTCCCAAACCGTCGCGACCAAGAAAAGCGGTTTGTTTCTAATCAGCCTTTCTGCTCCGCCTACTTCCATTTCACTTCTCCTCTTCAACTGCTATCCAGATTATGTTCATTACTGTATTCTCTCCCAATCTACACCCGTCCCACCACGATATGGCCCGCTGCGCACTTTTCTCGGCAATCCTGTTTCTTTGAATACGGCATGCTCAAGAGCAGAAAGAGTTTTTGCCATTTGGCTCTTGGCGTTCATGACGCCAGCACTTGAGTCAAGCATCTCCCAGGGTGTTCTCTCAATGACCGATGGAACATAATCCTTTCCATACAGGCTTCGCTGAAAGCGGTGATATGCGGCAAGCAGCTTAGGATATGACGGAGCGTTAATTATCAGATTCACAACTATCTCATCCTTCGCATTTTCAACGACCAGGTCTGCTTTATAAACACTTCTTCCACGAGTCGTCTCTTGCCACACCTTATTCCTCCTCTTCAACTGCTGCCCACACTATGTCCATCACAGAATCCGAGACCTTATTTGCCGCTACCCACCTTCGCAAGTTCTCCTCAAAGGACACAGCCACCTCATACTCGCCGCTGAGGCGGGAGATGAATGCCTCAATCCGAGCGTCCCGCTCTGCCTCGTGCTCCAAGTGCTCCCGCGAAATCACGTCCTTCTCGATTAGCAGATAGTAGGGAGCCACTTCATTCTGCTCCGCATACCAGAGATAGACGCAGGGCTTAAAATCAGCCTGGTCAGCGGTCTGGCGAGTAATAGCCCCAGGATTGACCAGCAAATTCCCCGATTTATTTTTCACCGCGAAGGACTGGTGGTTATGCCCCGTGACTATCAGGTCGAACCAGTTGTAACCATCCTGAATATCCCTTGCGGAGGGGTCGGTGCACCCAGGCCAGGGAGGCTTATCAGGATAAGTCATCACGTGCCAAACGAGGACTCTTCTCCCCCCAACGTCAAACCCACTGTCATCACGGCTTGGTTTGCCGCCCCAATATCCCCCTCCTGTTATGATGCTCGCCATCCCCGCTGTGATTATCGTGTGTGCCCCGCTCTTCTCGTAAAGATTGATGCTGTGCTGTGGTAAATCATGGTTCCCGAATATCGTATGGAAGTTCCTCGGCAGACGGGAAATAGCGTTGGACAGCAGAAAGGGTGAGGGCTTCCACACATTGAACAAGTCCCCCGCGTGGATTACGGGGCAATCATATTCTCTGGCTAACCCAGCTATCTCGGCAACCTTCCTCCACTGCGCTGACCAAAAGTCGTCCGTCCGGCAAACGGGCTGGTCTTCACGGAGATGCCAATCACCCGTAAGAATCAAGTCAGGGCGAGCTCGCAGGGGAATACTGGAAGCACTGTCGCGCCGTTTCATGTTCAGGGCCTTTCCAATTTAGGGCCAACTATCATTCGACTCAAGGCAATCTCCGTCTCTTTTGAGGACAAAACCCCTTCAACACCCATCAAGCACACCAAGCCGTTGCTGCTGACGAACATAATATGCCAGTTCCAAATTTCCTCGCTATGCAACGGCCAAAGCGGCCACACATCACGTGCTGTTTCCTTATCCCACTTGAACCAGTAAAACCCTTCTTCTAATTTCATCTCACTTGGCATGTTTATACTCCTTCCCACAGAGGGGGCAAACGTCAGGGAACACCTTGCCGAACTCTTTCTCCAGTATTTTAGCATCCTTGTCGGTTTGTGCGAGCAATTTGTTTAAACTCGCCAGCTTGGCAATAGCGGAGGACAGGGCAACAATTTCTTGTGTTGCTTGCTGGTGCTTCTCCAACTGCTCCAGCACAGAATCCACATCCGCTTCCGCTTCCATAATGACACTGTGCTCAGCGAGAGACTCCTCCACAATCTCTATCCGCCCCACTAACCTGTTCAGCGTTCTCATCCTGCCATCTGCATCTCGGCGCAGGGAGAACAAATCCAATGCAGAATTAACAACTACCTCCGCTGCGGTGACCACTTGATGCTTTGCCAGCTGCTCCTCCGTTGTGCAGACAGATTCTATTGTCCCTGCCAGTTTCTGGCTGCTAAGAACTGTTACTCGCATTTGCCTTTCCAAAACTTCAAGCACACTCACTTCTCCGTCTAGCTTATCCAAATAATCATAACTACTCAGCTCCTCCTCAAGCTCTGCGAGGCGGACTTCACCTGACGCAATGTCCTGCTCCAAACTCCGCAATCCCCGCTGGACGCTTTGCAGCCCACGGTCAATCGCATCCAGGTGAGCTATCCGGTTGAAGTGATGTGATACCTCCCCAGGACTCGCACTCAGAAGAAAGTGAAGGTCGAACTGCATTTGAAGATTAACTTCATCCATAGACAATGCATCTGCCACAAGTTCTGGCACTTCCGCACCCACTGCTCGCATTGTGTATATTAAATCAGCGCCACTCTCTAACCTTGTATTGTATATACCATACTCATTGCCTTTATTAGTGCGGGTTCGACAAAGCCTGTTATAAGCAGACAACCGCTCCTCAATAGGTGCAACATCTATTATGACTGACGTATCTCCACCCCAAACAGAGCGAAAAGCCTCTCCTTGAGGACGATTCCAAATAAGCCACCGAAGGGCGCGGATGATGGCCGTCTTGCCGGAGTCCGAGGGGCCGACTATGATGTTGACTCCTGATGAGAACTCCAGGCAGGATGATTTGTGGCTTTGAAAATTCCTTAATACAAGAGATTTTATCATGATGGCTTTCCTTCATAAGGAACCAGCGCGCCGCAGATGAGGCACTCCCATACTGGACTTTTGCCAGCCCTGCGAACATTATCTTCACAACAGTGGTGACGTTTTGTCACCTCGCAGATGGCATCCACAACATCCGGTATGAGCTTCTTGAGTGTGCCTTGAATCCACTGAGTCGCATGGTTTTCAGATTGCTCGAAAGGATACAGCAAAATAGAACAGATGCGCTCTTCGAGAACGACCCGATGATTCATTTATACTTTCCCCCAACTCACAGTCACAGACTCCAACATTGTCTGAAACAACACACCGTAGGCAGTGACATCCAACACATCCACATGCACTCCCGTTATGCACAATCCAGTCTCATCTGCAAAATTTCGTAGTTCCACAGAAATAGCAGCCGCGATATTCTGCTCCGCCGTTTTCTTAGCCACGCGAATTTCCCCAATAGTAATATCCTCGCCTCTATTTACGCTGTCTTGGTTCATCTCAGCAAACCCTCCTCCCGCAAGTCGGCCGTTATCTTGTCCAACCACCGTTGCTGTCGTTCCGAAAGACACTCATAGAGAGTTTCCTTCTCGTCCAACTCCATAAGGAATATTTCTACTTTCGCCCAGTAGTCGGACATACCCGCGCGGCCTGATATTTCGGCAAGGATGATAGAAAACAACTCGCCGAACGCTTTTGATATGGCTATTAGCAAAAAATCTCTCCTCAAATGCGCATCGGTGAGATTAGCCAAACAAACTCATCCTTTGCTCCAACGGCCTCGAATCTCACTGGAGACCAAGCATTATTAAACCGAAGGATGACTTTCTTAGTCGGAATCATTCGAAGTATGCTGCACAAGTATCCTGCATTGAAACCTATCTCTAAATCCCCCGATGTCCCCCCGACGGATACATATTCGATGGCTTGCTTTGCTTCTCCCATCTCAGGACTGTTTGAGCGCAGCAACAGCGCTCCATCGTTTTCCACTTTCATAATTACGGGATGCGTCCACCTGCTGGCAAGCAGCGAAACTTGGTGTATCCCACCCAGAAGAGCTTCCCTGTCAACAGATGCAGAAAACGAAAACGCAGCAGGAACGATCCGCATGTAATCAGGGAAATCTGCCTGCGCAAGACGGACAATGAATTTATTACTACATTCTTTAGCTCTTGGAGATTTCCTGTCGAGGAAGAAGCCCTCTACTCGCGGTGATGGAGGCAGAGACCTCCACTCAAAAGCTACCGCCTGAGTGTTGCAAAATATGTCTAAATTGCCTTCCTTGCATAATAACTTCTCCAAACCCCTTCCTGCTTTGACAGAAAGCAGAATCCCCTTTTCAGGAAGATTTGCAGGTTTGGATGGTATTTGGGCAGACGCCAGCATATGCCCATTCGTAGCAGTTAAAGTCAACTTCCCTCCTCTTTCCCCGAGATGAAACGACGCAAGGCTACGCATTGGATTGTCTTGACTCGCGGCGTGTTTCACTGTGCTTAATCCTGCCAGAAAATCTTTACAGGGAAGTGTTGCAACCTTCCTGAGCTTCGATGTGTCGGGCAGCGCAGGATAGTCATCTGCATCAAAACTGGGCAGCGTGAAAACAGCTTCGTTTGCTGTGCTGACGTCTGCCCAACCGTTACTCTTTTCAATAATGGCCAAAGAAGCCTGTTTAGAAAGGGTTCGGACTATCTTGAGCAAATCAAGCACGGAAAGGCAAACTGCCCCTGTGGATTTCACCTCAGTAGTAAGATTCACTAACAGTCCGCTTTCAAGGTCTGTAACAAAGGCGGATGTGCTATTTGTGCCATCCACTTCAAGTCGAAACGAAGCCAAAACAGGGCTAACAGGATTCCGCAAACAGATATGCTTTGCCTTGTCCAGAAACGTCAAAAATTCACTCACAGCAACAGAGACATTCAGTTTGGACTTAGGGGTGTCGACTTTCTTCATCATTAAGGCTCCTCGCTATGCGACAAAGGTCGAAAAATCTCTCTGCATCCATGATTGCTATCGGAGAACGCCGGCTCCGCTTCACGATGAGGAGCCAATCAGTTCCAGGCAGCTGGTTTTCCTTCGCCTGCTCCACCCATGCGGGCACTCCCCAAGACTCTGCCCGCTTGCACTCGACGGAGAAAGGAAAAAGTTTCCGCGCTTGCTCTCCCAACCGAACATCAGTTCCAGTTTGCCCCATAGGACGGCTCTCAATCTCGGCATCGTCGCCGCTGACGCCCCATCTCAGTCCGGTGAGTTGGGAAATCTTCTCGCAGACCCACCGCTGAAGCTCCTTTGCCTTCTCTTTTCTGCGTGAGATAGATATGGACATCGAATCACTCCCTGGAAGATTTCGTTTTTATCGTAACAGCAAGCAGAAACACCGAGATGAAAAAGATGAGAAAAAGCATTGCCATCGCCGTGAGCAGTGTGAGCCTAAACAAGACGTTGTAATGGATTGCAATCGCGTTGAAGATTTCCTTGAAAAGATACCCACTGCTAATCCACAATCCCAACGTGACCAACACAACACTGAGCGGCAGCTGTGAGTGATGTCTCACTTTTTGACCTCCTCAATATCTTCCATCAGTTTGTGAAAACAATCCAGAAAGCCATACTCCGCCTCTTCAGAAGACCAACCAAGCAACTCCACATCTTTTCCACTTACGAAATTCGCCCAATCTGTCCCCTCGCATCGCATGAGCTGCCGGATTTCACTCTCGGTCACAACTGCATCAGTGTCTTTTATTATTTGGGTGTCAGAAAGAGTGATATTAAATTTCTTCCGCACCACTATGTCAATGCCCAATTCTATCGGAGCATAGTCCCTCAGATACCGCTTGACAGGGGAGGGCACATCCCCCATATATGCCTCCGCAGCGTCATGGAGAAGTCCTACCAAGGACAAAGATGGAACAGCGTAGTGCTCTGTCAGATAATCGCTAACATGCACACTGTGCTCCGCCACAGAATAGAAGCAGTAAGTGTTGCCAGCAAAGCGGCATATCCGGCTCAACGCATGTGCGATGTCCTCAGTACAAACATCCTCCGGTCGAGGGTCGATAGGATAAAACCGCCTTCCCGTGTAGGTCAACATCCAATTACCTATGTGCTCCGTCATGTTTTCCCCTCCGCAAAACACCTATCCGCCACATTTCTTGAGTAGGTCTTCATACATGCGCATATCATTGCTCACTCTGCGCAGTATCTGGTGCTGGCCCGTCTGGTCGTGTTTGATGGACATCACCATCCCCACCATCCAGCCCAAAACGCCGACAACGAGAAACCATATAACTACTCCGATAGTGCTCCACTTCGTCGTGTCCATCCCTCTGCCTTTCCTTATCTCCAATTTCCTGCGTCGAAGCGTTGCTTTGCTTCCGGTCGAGGACCACCTTTGTCTTGCGCACCCTCGGGAGAGACTCCAAGCAACTGGGGCTCGTCGAAGCTCTTCCATTCAGGCAGCTCTCCGTCTTTGTTCATCGGCCCTTGCAAACTCACCCGAATGCAACCGTAAAGATGCACCGTCCGGCAGACCACAACTCCTTCATAGCCAGTGATCAAATCTCGATACTTCTGTCCCAAAACTACTTCATTCATCTTACTTCTCTTCTCCTCTTCCAAAAAATTACAACTTCTCCTTCCGCTTAGACTCGAACTCCTTCTCTATTTCTTCCCACACGTCGATGACTTCATCTCGCAACGCATCTTCCAAGCCGTCTTGCTCTATCGTGTTAATTGCCCGCTCGATGGAGTTTCCGACCTTCCGCTCACCTGCTTGATAGCTGCTGAGTCCCCTGCTGTCTTTGACGAATTGCAGATTCTCTCTGATATCGTCTATGCCGTAGTCGAAGATAATCGTCAGAGGAGCGGTGTGGAAAGGCTTCCACACGCTGCTTTTGTGCACCTCTATTTGGACGGTCACCCCCACAGTGCGAATTATTTCCTTGCCTTGGATGGTTTGCTTCCGTTTGATTTTCTGTGGAGACTGGCACCGCAGCCGAAGTGACGAGTAGAATCCTATCGCCTCCCCGCCTGGGCTGATGTATTTCTGCCCGTAGGGGCCTGCATCCAAGTTTTGGCGTATCTGGTTGGAGCAGACCATCAGGAAATTCCGCTCCGTCAGGGTGCGGCAAGTCAGCCTCATCTGTTCGCTGAACTCCTTCGCGCGCCTCATGCCGTGCTTGTCCTTGTCCTCCATTTCCCACTCGGTGGTCAGCGCAGCGAGAGAGTCCGCGAACACCCCGTGCACCTTGTCAGCGGGTTCAGGATTCCACGCTCTCACGGGCTTGAATATCTCCGGCACGGTGCTCGGCTTGGAGTATTCCATCTTGTCAGTGTCCAAGCGAAACATGCGGGCGAACTGTTTGTTCAACCGCGCTTCAGGGTCGCGGAACATTATCTGCCCACCCTGCCGCTGGACACGGCCCGCTATCTCGCAGAGCAACACCGTCTTGCCACATCCGCTGGGGCCGAATATCTCCACCAATATTCCGCCAGGCATCCCTCCTCCCCTTGCTCGACCTCCCGAGATGGCGAGGTCGAGCAGGGTGGAACCAGTGCTGATGATTCTTCCAAAATTCTCAGTAGACCGACGGCTCAAACCAGCATCAACTCTGCGCTTCATTTGCTCACCGAGAGACGATGCAATCATCAACCTTTCTCCGAATCCTTCAAATCAATGCACTCAGACCAATCGTCGCACTTTTTGCACTCGGGTTTTTTGTCCGTGTCTATACCGAATCTATGGCCATAAGAACAGAGATTCTTCTCGTTCTCATCCTCATCCTCCGACTTCTGCTTCTCCTTCGCATCTGACCTCTTCAAGTGCGACGCAGCAGGCTTGCCAACATCATCATCGTCAGATGCTTCCGCTGCTCTCTTGCCAGATTTGCTCTCTGGACCTTCTTTCTCCTGGTCCTCATCGTCCATGCCATGAAACATGGCTTCCAGCTTCTTGTAAGCATGCACTATCAGCAACCCATCCAAGTTCGGAACCATCTTCAAGACATCTTCTTCTATCGGCTCATCACGCTCCTGAAAATCAATTCGGCTTGCCTTCTGAAACGTGTTAGTCTCAATAGATTCCGTGCGAAAGCGGACAGACACCCTGAGTCCGCTCTCGGGGTCCGGAAACCCTCCTCCGTTGCCCATGGTCAGCTCCTCGTTGAGCAAATCCTGAAAACAGAACTGACTAATGTCCCAAAGATGAACGACCTCATCATGCTCCTTGTCGTTGTGAGGAATCACCGCATACAAGTTTCTCCGCGAAGGGCGCAAGACATCGGTGTCCTTCTTGGCTGCTTTCTGCTTAATCTGGTCCGAGCGATACTCACAGATGGGACACCGCTTTCCAACGCTCATGGGACAAACAACGGTCTCGTTCTGAGGGCCAACAGACCGATGCGTCTTGAATGGTCTCTTATACCAAAGCTCGCCAGAAACAGCAATCTCCAGCTTGTCATTGCGGTCCGGATGCTTTTCATCCGCAACCTCATAAGGCAAAAAATCAAGCAACACTTGTCTTCCCGGACTGAACATCTTCACACTCTTCGGAAGCTGCAGATACCCATAGGAAGATGCCTCCCGCTGCTGCCGCTCGGCATCAGCTCCGGTTTTTCCGCTGAAACGATTTTTCACTGGTTTTTTAGCCATCTCTCATCTCCTTCTTTGAACGTTGGGTTTTCATCTTGGCACTCTCATCAGCTCGTCTTTGCTGCTCACTTCTCTCCCACTCTCTGGACAAATCGCGGGGAACAGAAGGACCAGCGAAATACTGCTGTCCGTGCAAACGGACGAGATTCTCCAGAGCAGACTTCTTCTGGTCAACGGCGCGGACAGCGGCCTGCGCCATCTCAGATTCATATTTAGCATCGATAAAAGCACGGACTGCATCCTGATAAGGCTGTATCATTGCTATCTCTTTCTTCTCCTCATCTGTTCGAACTTTCTCTGCAAGGATTATGGTGTTTTGAACGACACCTTCAGTGACCTTTTCTATGCCATACTTAGCAGGATTAGCACGAATGTCTCTGTCGAGCTCCGCCCGCACAACGTCCAGCCGCTCCTTAGTCAAATCCATAACTCTGCGGGCCTCAACCGCGAGCCTCCCATAGCGTCCCATCAGCATTGCTTGTCTCAACCACTCAACATCAAGCGCATCCTCATCAATCGTGACATCGCTCTCATAATCCACCATTTTCATTTCTCCTTGACAACACAATAGCAAGCAAAAAGCAGTCCCGGCCACCCTGAATCATAGAAGTTGTCGACAAACTTCTCCATCACCAAGCCAATCCTCTCGTTGTCCTCCCCTCTGAGCAAGATGGATTGACAGTATCCCAACACAGCACGACGAAGCTGCTCAGGCTCCTCGTTGCGGAGACCGGAAAGGATCGAAGACACCTTTTTCCACCCCACCATACCTACCAACGCTCTGCAGAGCTCGACCGTTTGCGACGTGGTCTCAGCAGTCCTTCTGGCAACCCTCAATCGCTCGCTCGGATCAGCACGAAGAACCTGCTCCAGCGTCTGCAAAGCATCGCGAGGATGTCCCAGACTATCCTGAATCATCTGCTCATACAACTGCTTCTCCAGCTGTGCTCCCTCCGCCTTGGCCGTTCTGCGCAAAAGGCGAAGCATCTGGTTGTCACTCAGCAGAGAAACAGAGAACACACTGCAGCGTCCCCTAACAGTTGGCAACAGCTTGTCCAACTCCGTCGTGCAAAGAACGAAGTAAACATGCTCGGGAGGCTCTTCCAATATCTTGAGCATGGCGTTCTGAGCATCCCCCGTGAGCTTATGGCACTCATCTATGAGCCACACGCGGACTGGACTCTCCAAAGCCTTGAATTGAGATTGTCGTATCACATCGCGAATGGTATCAATCCCACGGAAGTCTGCCGTGTTTATCTCTCGAAAGTCATGCTGTCCCTTGCATCCCAGCATATCTGCCAGAATGCGGCCCAGTGTTGTTTTTCCACAGCCCGTCGGTCCAAAGAACAAATACGCATGTGGCTTATCCGGACTTCCGACGATCGCCCGCAGAGCAGCAACCATCTCCTCGTTTCCGCATATCTCGTCCAAACTCGCTGGCCGATACTTGTGATACAACGACATCCGCTTACATCCTTTCCGCAAAAAAACCTGCCATTTTTCGCGCGTTCACATTCTTCTTCTTCACAAGTTTTGGATTAGCCCAGATACACTCCGTCCGTGGCGCATTGAGAAAAAGCGCCCCTTTGCCCTGGAGCTTGCTTGCCCGTGTCATACCTGCTGCATAACAGACCGTCTGGATTTCTTCGCAAGCCCAGTCCTGCAATCGAGCGGAATAAAGTTCGCTGGGATAGCTGGACAATAGGACATAGCCCTGAACATTCAAAAGCACATCCAGCAGGGCTTCATGGTCAACGCTATCCTGCTGGTATCTGGCATCAGTGCGCGTCTCGTATGGGTATGGCGGGTCAACATAAAAGAAGGTCTCAGGTGTGTCGTAAAGCTTGATTATCTCTATCCCGTCCTTATGCTCTATCTGAACTCGTTGCAAGCGGGCATAAACTTCTGGCAAGCGGTCAATAGCACTGAGCCATCTACTGACCGTCATTGCCATGCCTCG